AGCAATCATAAATAAATTTGGTGAATCCGGATTCGCCGGGTTAGTCGCTTTATTGGTGCTTGTAGGTCTATTTCGTAAATAGCTATTATCGGATAATAAAAAAGGGGTCGAAAGACCCCTTTTTTTTGCGTTATATGTTAGTTATATTTTAGTTTTATTCTAAAAATGACCCAGTATTTGTTGTATCTATTTGACCAAAAGTCTGAAATTCTTCCATGAGGTGCGTATTGAATTTTTTCATTATATTCACTATTCGTGTAATGTGTTGAGTTTTAGATCCGGTCATTTCTCTTACGAGTAGATAGAGTGCTTTCTTATTAAAATTCTCTATATTTTCTCTGCGACGAAAAATTTCCAATACAGAATCTGCTACGAGAATATCTTTTTGGCGTTTGAAAATATTAGTAAGATTGTTTTCCCAATACACTAACATTTCTTCTACATATTCTTTATTAAAATCATTTATTTTTATCATTTGATTTTTATTTTTAATATTATCACCATAATCAATTACTTCCAGTTTGCTATGAATTTTGTAATTCTTATAATTTTTATTATTATGAAGAATAAGATAGTTTTTAGCTACAATACTAAAATATGAAAATGCCTTTCCTTTACCCTCTTTAAACTTATGTATATTCATAACTAAAAATGATACCACTTCATGTTTTACTTGATCCGATGGGACATCAAAATAATAAAACTTAAATGTGTGAATTATATTTTCTGCTAATTTATCAAATGGATATGCTATATGTTCACGGTATATCTTATTTTTTAATATAGCATCATCTGTTTTGTTATATTTAATAATATTTAATTCAGTATTCTCATTGAAGTAATAATGTTTTGGTTGTTTCTTTTTTGGTTGCGTGGTTGGGTTACTCACTCTCGGCTTCTCCTGTGGTGAATGCATTAAGGTCTGTTATTATATCTTTTATTCCATCGAATATTGAACCGATTTCATCGTCAGATTCAAAATGACCAGTGGAATCAATTTGTTTTAATTCTAAATATATGGTGTCTACTCGGATGGTAAAATTTTCTATCCAGGTTTCAAGTATTTCAGATTTTTTTGTTAAATTCCAAATTACATATCCCTCTACGAAAACTAATAATCCAAGTATTATTTCTATAATCATGTTTTGTCTCCAAATAATTCGTCGAATAGATCGTTATGTTTATTTTCCATAACTGGATCTTCGTGTTTTTGTTTTCCAACTGTAATATTTTTAATATTTTCTATCTTACTTTCCATCTCTTCTTTTTCATCTTTATCTCCACGTTTCCATTCATCATATTCTACCGTTGTTGCCATGTGGTCTGCCCAATGGATAATATATGGTAAGTGGTTTTTAAGAGAACGACTTGCATCAAATACTTTCATATAGTATGTGTTGGCTTCATCATATAACCCATCTGCAAGTTTAATTGCAAGAGTTTCATTCAAACTAACTTTCACTCCAAAATGTTGTAAGAGAAAAAGTGCTCTATCTGGTACTCTCATATTTGGTATATCTGTATTATGTGTATAGACTTCACCAAGAGTTTTACGCCTCCAATCATTATCTTGTGGAACATAATACTCATCATTTAAATCACCAACTTTACCTAAGTCGTGGTGTAAGGCAGAAAAGACAAGTTCTTCGTCTGTCCAATTCTTATGTCCACCTGCGGCTTCATAAGTATCTGACATCTTTAATGCTGTATCTACAACATGAAGAACGTGTTCTACATAACCACCTACATGACAATAATGATATTCTTCTTTACCAGATGCTGGTGCTACTACCATTCTATCTTCAAGGTCATGGTACATTTTTAGAAGTTTTTCACGGCGTTCGCTTCCATCTTCAAATGTATCCTTTATAACCTGTATTAATTTATCCCAATTTTCCTGTAATTGGGCCTCACTTAATTGTTTCATTTATAACCTCTTTATAATTTTTTCAATTTTCCTTTTTTAACTGTTACTCTATGTTCGTAAGAACCTTCCGTCTGAACTACAGTGTAGTCATCTCCATCAATACTTTCTATTTGATAGGCTGGTTCGTTTTTATATTCTCCGGCCCTAAAACCAACTATTAACACATGAACCCAATCCCCAATTTTTAATTTAGTATCTTTAGACATTTATTCTCCTTTATTTATTACTCACTAATTGTATATTATCAGTCCAATTCATTTTGTAAAGTTGAACATTTTTATATTTATATGGTTTAACGTGTGTTGATTCTAAAATATCAACTATATTAACCCATTTAGGATTCATAGTATCCCTAACATTATACACTCCATCTTTATCCTTTGTTCCCTTAATTAGAATGAAATCTCCATAGTCAAATGGACCACCCCATCGTTTTAATAAATTACGAGAAAGAGCTACAAACTTATATTCACTTGCTTTACTTATTTTGAATTTTGTTCCATCGGCTGTAATATTTGGACTTGAATCAGTTTGATATCGAGTTGGCTGATACATTGTTACATCAACCTCTACTCCATATTTATAAAATTCCTTTAATTCATCTTGTAACTTAAAATTCATTTCTAATACTTTATCTACTTCATCAGAATAAAATTGTTTGTTTGATTGTAAAGCATTAATAGAAATGAATCCATTAACTAATACCACCAATATAACAAATGCTGTTGCAGTTGTTCTGTTCATATTAAATACTCCTAATTTATTACCCTTGATCTTACGGCATTTTTCGGTGAAAGTCAAGCTTTATTTTTTATGAAAAATGAATATAGGTTCATATTTTCGGTAACTACCATCTACCTTTACACAATTTTTAACATTCTCCGGATTTAATCCAGTCATTGTTGTCATTAACATTTTCAACTTACCCTTATATTCACCACCTAATGATTCTATAATAAATATACTATCTTCTTCTAATGGATGAAATTTATCTGCTCCGATTTTGATTGAAGCTATATTCCAGAGTAAATAACGATTTGGTTTAAGATATTCAAATGCAGTTGTTAAAGTTGGTTTCAGGAAGTTATTTCTCCAATCTTCGTAAGCTGGGTAAGCCTTGAATGATTGCTCACTATCATCACTATACTGCTCACGGTCAAAGTATGGTGGGCTTGTGAAAACTAAATCAAGTGTTCCCTTATACGTCTGAAAGTCTGGATTGTTCCCAATTAATTCTGAGCCGTCTTGGAAAACGTGATACGTGTTTTTGTGCTCTTCCCAAAATGAATTCGTTTCCAATACTTCACTATTAAAGAAATCTGCTACATATTCATATCTTGTTTTACCTAATTCGTCTATGTAATTATCCGTATTAGGGTCTGTGCCAATATAATGAATTCGCTTGAGTGATGACATAGCTCCGAGAATACGACCACCCCAACCTGCGGATGGGTCATACACATTGAGCACGTCTTGTGATATATGTTCTGTATATTTCTCATATAAGTATCTTGCTGTTAATGGTGGGAAGTTTACGGCTGGTTGTCCAAGTCCTAATCTAAATGCTTGAATGCCGGCTGGGAATATCTTTTGTCCTAAATTAAATACTCTAATAAAATATGTGAATTTCTCATCAGTTAATGTATCTAATGATTTTAAATTTGTAATATGAGATTCATCTATTAAATCTACATCAAATAACCCTCTAATTTCATCTGAACTTAAAACTAAATGAGTTGGATTTTTTTCTTTTGATTGTCGAACTATGAAAAAGTTTTTTGATTGATTTTTTTGTATCCATTCTATTCCACTACCATTACTTTCAACACACCTTGACCAAGAATACATACTATCTCGTTTAAATGTTCTTCGTATTATTTTATGAAAACTATCTCTGTAATCAATTGTAAAATAATCGTAAATGGAAGTTGCGTTCTTTTTAGTTCCAATTTTGGTTTTCAACATGGTAGGAAAGAATTGATTTACACCACTTCCAAATTTATTGTAATTTTGTATTACGTCAAATTTGCCAGTATCTTCATCTTTGGTTAGAAATTGTTTTTTACCCTGATGTAGTGGGTAATCTCTCAATTTACGAAAGTTCTTTTTTATTTTATCAGTATTTTGGCCAATAGTTGGAGGCACACCCATAGTGTCCCATTCGTATATTACGAACTCTCGTAATTCATCTATCCATTGTGTAGTTTGTGTATCGTCTTTCCATAATAGTTCTTCAAAAGTTATATTAACTTCTGATTCTAATAGACGACTTCTTTCGTAGTAGTATTTTTTCATAACCATTTTTTGTAGTGGAGCCGGGCGGAATCGAACCGCCGTGTTCTCTGTTTTCTTCGTAAAGTCATTCACAACTTAGTTAATTTCTATTAGTAGCAATTAACAAACAACTATGTGGATTTCTTTTGCACAGAACATATCCAGTAACTGACATTTTATTTTTATTCTCTAAATATAAAAAGAGAGTGTGTTTAACTTCTTTTATACTCGGGTGTTAAACAACCCAAGAACTCATGCCGCTAAAGCGTAAGTTGATTGGTAATCTGAAGTAGGTTCAACATAATTGTCAAATCCCATTTCTGAATTAGCTAAATGCCAATCCACTACCAAACCGTCTAGTGAATTATCACCATTTGAGTTTGTGAGTCTGTTGTAACAAGTCGTACTCAAACTTGTGTTGCACTCTATCGTCAAATAACATGAATCGAAACCAATTTCGGCCCCATGTGTTTACCATAAATTATCTTCATCTAAATCTTCATCGTTTCTATAAGCATCTAGTGGATCATCCAATTCATATAATAAATCTTCTATTAACTCCATAATAAGTTTCCAATCCTTGTCTTCTACAGCCTTTCGTAATAATAAAATTATCTTATCTATATTCATAAGTATCTCCTGATTTGAGATAAATATGGTTTTTTTATTTTTCTTGTTTTTTAATTCATTAAATGTGGTTTAGCTTCTATAATACCAGCATTTGTTACTTCTACAAATTCACATTTAGTTTGAAATTCTTCTATATTAGATGCACCTACATATGACATAGACGATCTTAATCCATCAGAAATATCATTTAATATACGTTTTGTTTTACCCTTGTATTCAACACGAAACGAATAACCTTCTACATTCTTGCTTTCATTTCTTTTTAATTTGTTTTCAAGGGAGGCTGAACCGGAGTATTTTTTATATAATCTTTCGTTTGGCCAGAGACCGTCTTTGTGAATTTCTCCAGGAGTTTCTTTTGTACCTGAGAGCAACGATCCCAGCATAACACTGTCAGCCCCAATGCCAATAGATTTACAGATATCAGCAATGTACCCAATCCCACCATCAGTAATAACGGGAACGTTATAAGTATCAGCAATGATGCAACAATCTTGAATGGAAGTGATATTAGGAACACCAACCCCGGTTTGTATGCGGGTAGAACACACTGAACCTCCTCCGATTCCCACTCGCAATCCATCAACTCCCCACTCACATAAGTCCTTTGCCGCGGTTCCGGTTGCAATCGAACCTCCGATGATTTCAACATCTCCTCTAAGTCCATTTTTTAACTCCCTAATTGTATCTTTTACTAATTTATGATGTCCGTGTGCTACATCTATAAGTAGTACATTACATCCGTTAGCTACTAATTCTTGTGCTCGTTCTAAGTAATCTCCGGTGACTCCTATGGCTGCACATAATGGTTTTCTTCTCCATCGTTTATTCATCGTTTCCATCTCATCTACAAATGACATATCTTCCTTTAAGTCATCCCAATCATCTTTATTCGGAGTGAGTTGACTGCTAAGTAAATTTCCGTTGAACTTACTATTCCACTTTTCCCACGTTTCTTCATATGAACTAAAATCTTTACCAATACCAAAAAACTTATCCCATTCAGTGTGAAGTTCGTTCATCATACGAGCTTGTTCTTCAATAGTATTGAATCTATGTAGAACACCAACTCCACCCCAGTCCATCATTTCTAATGCCATTTCGTAACCAGTAACAGTATCCATTGGAGAAGAAACTACTGGAATAGTTATTTCAGTATTCTTTGTGAAACGAGTTGTTAAGTTTATATCACTTCTGGATAGTATTTCACTATATTTTGGAACTATGCCAATATCGTCGTATGTTAATGCCTTTTTCATTTATTTTGTTTTCATTTTCATTTTCTTGTTTAAGAATCCAGTTCTCCCAAATGGCCATTTTGAATTATCCAATTTCATTATTTCGACATCACCTTGAATTTCATGATTATAGCAACACGTTGGACATAATGGGTCAATGGGTTTTCTTCTTGTAGTACTTCTTTTTGCAATCCACATGACTGGTAAATGTAATCATATATTGGCATTTTAATTAAACCGATTTATAAAACTTCTATTAAAGAAATAAAAACAAGTTGCAAAGAATACATCATCCACAGGAGTTGCTTCTGGCCAATTGAAATTCCATACTACTGTGAATACCAACCATGGACTAAACAACATAGCGGCTTTTAAAATTCCACTCCATTGTCCTTTTCGTTCCGGTAGTAGATGTTCATTCTTTATACGTATGAACGGTGTTCCATCATCATACCTTTTTATCACTCTACCCCAGTCACCCATTATACAAACCCAGTACTTTTCTTCCCACGAAATTCTTTTTCGTAACTCTCAGAGTGCTCGTGTTTAGCTCGCATGAGATTAATCCGGTCAACTGTATCATCGCAGTCTAAATCGAAAACCTCAACTGCGATAATTAATTCTTTGAGATGTGCGAGTGTCCACCCATCAGTTTCTTTAGCCCAACCTTTAATTTGTGGTTTAGATAAATTTTTAGATTTCTCTGTTAGATAAAGTATTCTATCTTTCAGGGAAGGAACGCCCACATAAGAAACTCTATCGAACCTTGATGGTCTGTTGATTATTCTATCAGGTAAATCTTCGGGGTAGTTCGTCGTAGCAATTACAATAGTATTTGAATGTTGAATCGAACCATCTAAGAATTCTAATACGGCCTGTTCTTCATGCCTATCTTTAATTAGCGAATCAATATCTTCCATTACGATAAGTACTTTCCTATCTGGTTCTATATTTTTAAATGATCGGAGTGCACTCATTAAATTGTAATTAAATATAAATACTACATTTCCTTGTGATATAAAATCTTTGATGATAAAGGAAACAGTACAAGTCTTACCACCACCTGGTGGGCCCCATAAAAGAAATCCACGTTTGTGTGGTTCTCCACGATCCAAATATCTATCCTTCATTGTCCAGAAAGTATCGAACTCATCTATAACGGTATCTGCCATTGAATCTGGAAATCTAATCAATTCACTAATATCCAAACTTTCCTTACTGAAAAAATTTCCGAATTGGTCATCTTGTGCCTTGTATAAGCCAGGTGGTAAAATATCAATTGTTTTAGAAGATGGTCTAAAGTTAGAACCTTGTTCTATATTGTATTGACAGAAATATTGTTCTCTAGTTTTCCCCGATATGTCATCAATTTCTTCGAATTCGCAACCATCCCACAAGTCTGGTGGTACATCTAGTTTAGGTATATTGGTTGTTCTCATAGATTCCAATACTTTTTCTAAACTTTTTTTTCTTTTTGCCATTTTTTACTTCCTTATTATTTTCAAATTAAATTCTTTAATAAATATATCAATCCACACCGAAACACCAAGATAAATGTTGGTATTAAAAATTAATCAATTTACTTTTATACTTCCCGAATACCATCTTCAAATACATGCTTTACTGTTGGGAAACGTAGTGATATTTTCCCAGTTTTATCAGTTGATTCTTCAAAATACTGCACAGTTATTTCCTTTCCGAGAATTAAATTATTATCATTATAATATCTATGTCGTTGGTCTAAACTAAATCCAGACCCAACAGATACTACTTCACCCTTATGCTCTATAATCACATTGGTTAATGTTTCTATCGTTTCTTCCAACCCAGTTTCTTTACTAATAATTCTGAACGGTCCTGTTTCTACTCGTATAACTTTGTATTCGGCATCAAACATCTTCTTTACTTTGAGTAAATTTCTTGTCCGTTTACCTTCATACTCATAATCACGACGAACCATAATACCTTCCCAACCTTTATCATTCGCCATATCTAACAATTCAATAATTTCAGCTTCACCATTTTTAATGAGAGTCATTTCTAATCGCTCTATGTAAGTAGAAACACCTAAATCATTCCAGGGCATTCTTTCGGTCAATGTTACATCTGATTTTTTAGAATCAAATTCATCGAGTGTTAAGCAATCAAACACTATATATTTTGGATTTTCGATTGTGTAATCTTTTTTTCTAATTTGACTTACTACCGCCGTAAAATCTTCGTTTCCGTTATCATCAACAATACACATTTCACCATCTAAAACAAAATTATTAAATCTCATATTTTCTAATGCTGTTTTGACTTTGGATAGTGTGTGGAATTCTTTTCCCTTTCGTGAATAAAAAGTTACCACCCCGTTTTCTTTACGTGTAATAACTCGCACACCATCTAACTTACGAGTCCAATACCAATCTTCTGTATCCCAATTTATTTTGTGAGCGTGGTCTTCGTATTTGTGAGCTAATGCTACATCAAATGTTGGAATCAAACCCGGAAATACTTTATTGATTACCTTGGCATCTGTCCGAGTTTTTAAATTCTTCTCCAATATATTATAAATCAATTCTTTATATTCTGAATATGTTTTTATAAATCCATTTGTTACTGATATTGCTTTATGTCCAGTAATTTCTCTGTTAGATAACATATCCAATAATTCAAATAAATCCGTGATAGTGTTCTCAAATAAATGAGAATTCTTTTGTAAATTTTTAGGGGATACTCCAAACATTCTATATGGGTCATATGTATATAATAACACATTTTTTAATGTGGGATATTTTGAGAGTATATCTATTTTATCATTTTTAGAATTTGTAGAATTTAACTCAATTGTCATATCCTTTAATTCACTTAGTATATGTTCTGTATTCATTTTTCTTCTTTTAAACATTCCACTCTAAATTTTCATCTATAATCACCGGTTGAGCGACAGGCGTCAAACAGTATATTTCTCCACGTGCAGTCAACCACTCATTCAGTATAAATGCTCTTACTTCATCGCGATCAAGTGCTGTAATAAAATAAATACTTTCAGTATCCCCTCTATCTCGTCTAAATTGTATGTAATATGAATAATACATTTGTTGTTTTTCCTTTTTTGTTACGACGTAATATACGACAAATATTTGGTAATGTCAATTACTTTATTAATCTTCTTTTAGAAACAACATAAATAACAAAACCATTTCACCCTCGGTGTGCCAAGTTTTATAATCTTCAGTAAGGTTGAAAATATTGACACCTGAAAAATCTTCATTGGACATTAATACTGGGTCGTATGAATCACCAAACTCATATGTATAGTAATATGATGGTTCTACTTCCCCACTTTCTTCTGTAGATACATCTGTTCGATCAAATCCATAATCTATAAATGTCCTTTCAGTTATTTTAGTTTCGTTCATAAACGGTACTAATTCTTCAATCGCTACTGTCTGCATAATACTCCTTTAATATTTCCTTCGCAGATTTGATTCCCAAGTCCATCTCACTTTGAGTATCTTGAATCCACTTGATTAATTCTAATATGTCTTGTTTATAAAACAATGGGTCACTGTGCTGAGATTCTTCGAGATACATAATTTTACCCTTGCCATCCGTTAAATCTATTCCTTCACAATCTATACGTTTGTAGAAAATTAACTCTTCTTCTAATTTTTTAATTTGTCTTACGTGGGCTTCGTGTGATTCACCAAGTTCAGTGTAAGCATCAAGTCCTACTTTTGGTATTGTATCATCTGGTTCTGTGTAAGATAGACACGCACAGAATTTACAAAAGTAATCCCCCATGAAATCATGTGCACCTAATTTTCCACAGTTATCACATTTTGCATCTTTATCATACAACATTTCTCTATTTTCCATTTTGTTTCTCCTTTATTTCATCTCTAATAACCATCATAATCTCTCTCTTTTAATTCTGGAAACAACCTTGTTAATTTTGAATTGTCAGGATATTTTATTTTCATTTCCAATTGTTTAACATAAACGGATACATCATAAGGTACTTCGTACATCTCACGCTTTTCTGTTTTTTGATTATAGCAATTTATATAATGTGTACCGTTACTTTTTTTCATTTAAATACCACTCCGGCTGTTTACTACACCAAGAATAATTCAAAAGAAACATATCAACTGCTCTTTCACAATCAGCTTTTTTCATATAACTACTATCACATACTTCTCGTTGTGCTGGTTTTATTTTATGCAAGTAATTAACCATCCAATGTTTGAATTCTTTTTCTGTTTCTTCAGACCAAGTATGTTTAAAGAACCAATTATCTTCTTGCATATCAATATCATTATAATTTACTCCTGCAAATAAACACATTGTGTTTAAAATAATATTGAGATGTGTACCATATTCTTTTTTCATTACAGCCCCCATACTCTATTTTTATCATAGATGAATTCAACTCCATCATAATCATATATATCCCAATCAACATCATCAGGTATTTCTAACACATCTAATGCTGAATAACGTCCGTTAGCATCTTCACCCAACTTTTCAACTACTTTTACTAAATTTTCATCATCACGGTTCAAATCCCACACAAAAAATGTATACTTACCAACACCAAACTTATCATCTTTAGCGGTCAACTCTAATTCTATACCAGACAAATCAGCATATTTTTCAATAGCCAAATCCGACAATCCAAATCCACCAAAACATCTGTTTATTACTATTTTTTTCATTATATCAAACTCCTAATTAATGTGAATAATCCAACTAATCCAAGTCCAGAGAATATACCAAAGTAAAATCCTTTACGTTGGAATGTTTCTGCTACTGCTATCAAATCCCACTGTGATACTGATACTTCTTTATCCATATCTTCTGTATTATTTATTTCCGGGAAATTCATTTTACCACCTCTAATTTTGCTAATTCAGTTTTTCCAAATTGTGTAACGTGAGAACTAACCACGTGTTCGTTTCTATCGAAATTCTCTAGCCATTGTTGATGACGCAACACTTGATGTAAATCATACGCTAATTCACTATCTTCAGTATGTCCAAACATTTGATTGTAATCATAATCAGAATCTAACGTTTTTAATAATTCACGTTGTTTATCATTTAACTTTTCTAATGATTTATCATCCCATGTAATATCATCCAATGCATATTTTAACTGACCAACTAACTGTCTCATTAATGAGTGAGTTGCTCGATTTAAAATATCGAGTTGTTTTTCATTTATTGTTAATGTGTATTTTTTCATTTGTAGCCTTTATTTAGTCACCCTATAATATACAACATATTTTTGTTAAAATCAAGTAGTTTTTTTCATTTGTTTGTGAAATTTATTTAATTGTGCGGCTAATAATTTAGTTTGTTGCTTATTTAACAGAATACTATCTGCACTTAACTCACCGTGCCATAGTGCTCTCCAAATATAAGATACTCGTTGTCTCAAAGTTGAGCTTCCCCAATTACTATATCTCATCATTGAGATTTCTATATCGTCAGTCCAATCTTTCCAAAGGGTTATTCTTATAGTTGAACAGCCACATTCACAATCAACATAGTATTTTTCTTTATCATTTTTCATTAGTCCACCAACGTTTTTTTAATATTAACTTCTGAGCCCATTCGAATTACAATCTTCTTAAACCAGATAGAGTTCATAACTTTATCAAATTCAACTTTTGGATTATATCTTTTGTTTGTTTTTTTATCTCTCATAACACCTAAATCTACACATAATAAACGACAAAGTAAAGGATTATTTTGAATATTTTTTCCAAAGTCTATTACATTCTATCATATCTCTTTCTCTAATTTGTGTAGTTGGATAACATCCAATCATAGACTTAACCCGAAGAATATCACTTCGTTCAACTAGTGTTTGAGACGAAGAAGTAGTGAATATAATTCTTCGTAATAACTTATCTAATTTCTCTGTTATAGTATTTTGTTTAAACATAGTATATACCCAATTATCATTAAATGATGGAGTTGATAATATAATTACCTTACTCATCTTTGTATTTTTTCCATAATTCATTACACCGTAACATTTCAGAGCGACTTATCTCTCCATCATTTATTAGTCTATTCATTATATTATAGATTTCAAGCGTATGGTCTTCACTCCAATATGCCGCTCCGCAATTAATGATAGCATTACTTAACTTTTTCAATTTATTTTTTACTTTGTAGAAAAAACCTTTATGATTATCATCTTCATTCATGTTAAAATCTACAATTATTCGTGCGTATAATTCACTTGCACTTAATTTAGAAAGTTCATCGGCATTATAAATTTTATGTTTAATTCCTGGGATTTGTAAGTCTCCAAATACAGTATAGGAATCAGTGTTCGTATAATACTTAAACTTTTTAATTACACCTATACACTTTAGTAAATCTAATCCCTTATCTACGTGAGTGTATTTTGGCATCTATATCTCTATAATGGTTACTGGATTTGTTAGTTTATATTGCTCGTTCATCACAGAAACGTTAAAACATTCAGTCACACTATCATCATTCCATTTGATTGTTTCTTTCATTCCACCCGAACCGTGGATATGGCCGAACATTGCAACTTTAGGTTTAACTCGTTCTAAATAATTTTTAAAGTGAATACAACCTAATGGTCTTTCGTGTTTATATTCTGGTGTAACTGAATCTAAAACTTTATATGGGGGGCCATGACAAACTACAACATCAGCTTCTGGTGCATTCTCCCAAAATATTTTTGATTGTCTTTCTGTAAGATTGAATGCCCAATTATTAAATTCGGGTGTGAAGTTACTACCGAAGAATTTAAGTCCTTCTATCTCTACTACTGTATCGTGTATGTACATAGAATCACATTCATTATCTATGACTTCTGCGTTATACGGAAAATCTTCAATCCCTAAGGAGTGATTTCCAGCAATCCAAAGTTTATAGTCAAACTGTGTTTGGCCTTTCATCCAATATATGAAATCTTGAAGTTCAGTTGGTTTATCTGTGTATGTTGCATCACCTGCATGTACTAGCACCGAAGTAACATCATCTGAAATTTCAGGTACATCAAATGAATAATCACAATGATTATCCGATACTGCTATTATTTGTATTTTCTTCATAACCTTTTAATATACGACTTTATTGTGTTAAAGTCAAGTCTTTTTAATGGAATAAATATACTCCACGTGATAATATTATAGTTATTATCGCGCTTGTTTTAATCCTTTCATTATATTATCAAGTTCACTTCTTTCTATATATATAACTTTTCATTTCTTTTAAAATTTCTTAAAAAGAATCCATCTTCACCTTTGATATACTGTTTTTCATCTGTGTCCGATACGCTATCTTCATCCGCTTCATTGAGTTCCTGCAGGATGTAGATTATTATTCCTATTTGCCACACCAGTAGTGAGCAGAATAAAAATTCCTTAATTGCCACTCATATCCTTCTTGAGTCCCCCTAAATAATTTAATATTCTTGCTATTTTTCCACTCTCAACTCTATATGCAGTTTTATCAATTTGTTTTTTATCTTTCATCATTTCTACAGTTTTTGATTCTTTTTCCCAATGCTTGATGAGTTCATCAGTATTCATCTTAGAAAGTGCTTTAGCTTCATTTACAGATTCTTTAAATGATGTTTTAAATTCCTGACTCATGGACTTACTCTGTGCTTGGATTTCCTCTCTAATCATTTCTCTTAATTGTGTTTTAGTTATTTTCATTTTATTTATATCCTATAGTTATATGATTATAAATATACAAAACTTTTTTTTAATCCCATAAACTGAAAAAGTATAAGCTTTATCATAATATTTCTCCTAATAATAAAAAGCTATGTTTAGTTTCAGTTCTTACAATATGTACGTACTTTTGACTTTATAGTTAATTTTCTTTTTACCATCTTCATCTATATACTCTATGTCAAAATCAAAGCTAGGAACTGACCCAAAATAATAAAATCTCACATCTACAATTTTACCCTTAGTAGCAGGAATTTTTTTCGTTTTCCCATGAGCAGTAACAACCTTATACCTATCATAGGTTACATTACTTCCTTTGAGTTTATTAATCGCAGACTTTATTAACTTATCCTCAGTAGTATCTCTAGCCTTTTCAGCACCATCTGCTATACCATTTCCAAGAGCATTAATTTGCTTTGAAGATACCGTGCCTTCATTCAATATTTCCTCTCTAATCATCTCTCTTAATTGTGTTTTAGTTATTTTCATTTTGATTGTCTCCTATAGTTATATGATTATAAATATACAAAACTTTTTTTTTAATCCCATAAACTGAAAAAGTATTCTCCAATCAATTCAAAGGAACGTTTTACAGAACTATTCAATTTTTCATACTCACCGTCTTTTTTGTAATCGTAGTCAGCATCATGGATTAGTTTGGCACACTTGAGCCCGTAAATGATTTCCCCATACACATTCTGCATACGTTGTTCTGCTTTCTCACTCGCTTCATCTGTTGGATTTCCATCTTCATCAACTCCATCTTTTTCATCGTAGAAAGCCATTGAAACACCTACGTGGTCTTTTTTCAAGCTCTCAAACATTGGAATTAGAATTGTGACTAAATGGTAATCAATCCCCCAAGTATCCTGGTAAGAGTAGCCTTGTTTTGCTCGTTGGTAGTAATGCTTCAAAGCCCCTGGTCGAATTTTATCCCACCAGTCGTTTAAAACTTTTTGGTGAAATGGAAAATAAATCCAGTCTTCCCATTTTGCTATAAACCAATTTCGTTGTGAGTCGCGATAATCCATCATTTCTCTTAAGTCTGTGAAACATACATCTCCACCATCAGTGGATATACATCCTTCGCAAGTTTCTTCATTGTGTTTTTTCATTTTACCTCTTCCATTTTTATTGATTTATTATTAACTTCTACATCGTAGTAAATAGTTTTCGGTTTTGGCTTATTCATATTGTTTACATCTAATCGTATTCTATTTCTAGCATGCGACGGATCTCCAGATGCATGTCCTTCTAATGATGTGTATAATCCATACCATCTTTTTTTATATGGTTCATGAACTGTAATTCCCAAATCATTTTTCCACGATTTTATTTTATATTTGTATTTCATTTGTTTCTAATATCCTCTAAAATTTCTATTATATTCTGTAGTCCTTCTTTTATCATGTTAAATAAAAATCCTACTACTACTAATATAGCAAGTTCTATCATATTAATCCCCGCCGTCTCATATCATCTTGAATCACATCGCAATACTCTTTACTCGTTTTGAGTGATGGAGCATCACCTGTTAGTTTTTCCATTTCACTACGATAATGTTTTATACCATCCAACTTTCTATCCTGTTTTATAAAATCTTCTATATCAAAATCTATAGTGAGTTTGTTGCTTGACCCTGCACCATTCTTGATTTTGTTTCGTATTCTCCATATTTTATTTGCCGCTTTCATTGTTTCAGCTAACGTTTCCCGTTCTGTATCAGCATCTGGCATTTTTTTACCTGTATGAAAATCTCTTACTACATTCATCATAACACTTGCAGATATTAAATGGTCGTCAAATAATTCATTGTCAGTAACTTCATCTGATTCAGTTTCTTCTACTAATTCAATTAGCAACTGTAACTTATCTAAAGTTTTAGTGTATTTAGTCATATTGTGTTAGGCTACCACCATGGGGAATAAAGTTACTTCTTTGCCGTTAGCAAGTTTCTTTGTTATATCTTTATTTTCAAACCAATGCATTACTAAATCTTTTAAGAGTTCTAAGTCAATTACTTTTGTAGGTTGAACTACAGTTGGTTCACTATTACCTATATCACAGTAAAGAAAATCTACAACATAGTATTCATCTGGACAATGTTTATTTAACTTATGTCGCATTTCTTTTATGCTATCTGGAATTGATAGTTCCAATGGTTCTAATTCGGGGCTAATTACTTTCATCTATAATCACCGTATTTTCGCTAATATCAGTTTCAAATAGTATAGTATCATCGGGAATATCATTTTGAATATGCATCCAAACTTCATTCCCATTAATTAATAGTGGAAATTCAGCTGAATATGTTTTTATAAATTTAATTAATTTGGCTTCAGACATACTTAAATCTTCATACCCACCATTGGGAATAAATTTACTAACTTATTATAATTTTTCATTTTATTTATCCTATATTTATTCTGTATTATAGATATGTCCAGAAAAGCGTTCATCTTTTTCTTGCGTTAAGTTTCTTAATGTGAATCCAGTATCATCAAATACGTCACCTAACATTTCTGTCTCGTCGAATTCGATAATGTCGCCAGGCAACCAATTTAACTTATCTGTAAGATCGTCTGGTAAAACTATGTATAGTTCACCGTCAGTATCTTTTTGTACTTTTGTGCTCCATGTTGTTGATGGTTCACCTCGTTTTGGACTGTTATTCATTTTGTAACTCCGTTTTGTTTATAAAAATCATCTAATTCATCTGCACCTAACATCTCAAATTCTATCACATCAAATGGGTGTCCCTCTAATGGTCTGTATAAGTGAGTTATTCCATCTTCATCCATCCCCAAGAATAACCAGCCTTGTCCATTCCACCATACATAATCATTGTTTTTCATTTTATTGATGCCATTGAACTGTAGCTTGGTTTAAATGTTTGCGCATTTGTTCTTCTACGATATCCCAATCAAAACTACGTCTCCATTTAGAAATATTAGTATGTTCGATATAATCTTTGATAACATCTCCCAATTTTGCACTATGTAATTTTAATTTCATTGTGCTCATTTTTGATTTTTCATACTGACTATACATTTCTACTGGGACATCGTCTATTTTGTCTGTGCCGTACTTTTCGGTTAATTGTTCGTATTTCATTTTATTTCTCCTTAAAATAATCTTTCTTGTGTAGTATGTTTTTCGATTCTTTCTTCTGCAATGTTGAAATATGTTTCATCAATCTCAATACCTATAAAATCTCTATTAGTTTGTTTACAAGCAACTCCTGTTGAACCTGAACCCATAAAAGGGTCTAAAATAATTTGTGTTTCATCTGTATTATTTTTTACAAATATTTCAAGCATATCCACATTTTTTTCAGTAGGGTGTAATAATTTACTACTTGAAATTTTAGGAAATTCCATAACATCGGACAATCTTTTTTCTCTAAACAAACTTCTTCCTTTATGTGCATAAATTATAAATTCGTGTTTCGGTGCGTATGATGCCTTTAAATCTCCAGAGCCATGATTATTTTTAACCCAGACAATAATATTTTTTATTTTGAAATATTTTTCAATAGATTGTTTAAATTTATCAACATTATGCCAACTACAAAAAATATATAAAGATGAATTATTATTAAGAATTTTATCTGATTTTATTAAAAAATCTTCAAGCCAAATTAAATTTGAATCATTTTTTATTTTATCAAATTTTTCTTTCACAACTCTTCTATTACTTTGAAAAGACATTCCATAAGGTGGGTCTGTAATTATAGCATCGACCTTAATCCCATCTTCAATCATTCTATCCATTGCTATTAAGCAATCTTCATTATAGAGTTTCGTTTTATTTCTCCTTAAAATAATCTTTGTTGTGTTTCTTTTATTCTTTTCTCTGCTATATCACAATACTCACTACTCATCTCACTACCTATCCAATTTCTATTATTTAAAATAGCCATCTTTGCTGTTGTTCCACTTCCCATAAAAGGGTCGTAAACAATATCATTTTCATTACTCCAACTTATTATGTGGTCATTCGCTAATTGTTCTGGGAATTGAGCAACGTGATTAGCTGTATTATAACCGCCAGTGTTATACTTCCAAACATTACCTTTCTGTTTTTTATCTTTGGTTTTTAAAGATGTTTGTGTTTCTCTTAATCCTATACCAATTTCATTAGTTTTCCTGCTTCTTTTTATTGTTTTGCCAGCGTGAATACAATCAATCATTAAAGGATTAAAAGACTTTGGTTTTTCTTTACTGAAAACGAACATATATTCAAACTCTTGCTCATATCTTTTATGTGTTAGTGGTATAAAATTTGCTTTTTGGTAAATCATAGTGTCATTCAGCCTAAATCCACATTCTTTTAAAAATAATGCTTGTTTAAAAGATGTTCCTGTCTCACTTCCTTTTATTGTTGCATCTCCAACAATCCAAACTACTACACCGCCTTCTTTAGTTACTCTATACAATTCTTTAGCTATGCTTTCAAAATCAAAACTATAACCATTGTACGTCCTTAAATTGTCATAAGGTGGAGATGTTACTGTTAAGTCAATAAAGTTATCTTCCATTCTTGCCATTGTATCAAGGCAGTCTTCATTATAGAGTTTCATTTTATTTCTCCTTAAAATAATCTTTGTTGTGTAGTATGTTTTTCAATTCGCTTTTTAGCTATCTCAAAATAATCTTTGTCTATTTCAATCCCTATAAAGTCTCTATTCAAGTTTTTACAAGCTACTCCTGTTGTTCCACTTCCCATTGTTAAATCAACTACTGAATCATTTTCATTGCTAAAAGTCTTCATCAAATCTTCAAGCAACAATACAGGCTTTTGCGTTGGATGGTAACCGTCATAATCCTTTTTGTATTTTAAAATATTTGATTTGTATTTTTTACCTTCCCATAGGTTAAAGGTGCTTGCGAACCTTTTAAAACAATTAAAATGTATTTCCTTTAACTCTTGGTATTCCCTATTAAAAAAACCAGTTACTTCTCTTAATTTTAAATAATGTTTTTCAGGTATCATTGATGGTTGCAATGAACTACACCAATGGTAAGCGGCTCCACCGTGTCCTTTTGTATTTAATCCACAAACACCACACATTTCATCAAGTGTTAGTTTTGCTTTTTTACGTTCTATATTTAAGTATTCTCTATAACTATCATCTTCACCATAAGTTCCGTGAGAGCCTTTGCTAAAAACTAAAACATCTTCATAATAATTTAAAGGTGCTTTTTTAGCTGTTAAAGCATTTGCAAAATGGTCTTTCTCCCATATCATACTATAATTAAATGGTAAGTTTGGCAGTGCTTTATTTATTAATTCATTTGTAAATGGTTGCTGTGCTGTTAATATCATTTTGCCGTTTTTTCTTAAAATACGATTTGCGATTTCCATTATTTTATTAATATCAATAACACTATCCCATTCAGTTTTCCCTTTCATTCCATGATTTATGCTTTCACTATTTCCTAACCCTTTAACAGTTCCATAAGGTAAATCAGTCAATATTAAATCAACACTTCCATCTTTTATATGCTTGTGTTGTTCTAAACAGTCACCTTTATAGAGTTTCATTTTATTTCTCCTTTGTTAAATTGTTCCGTAAACAATACTAACAACAATTATTACCGTGATTGCTATTAATCCAAAAACAAATACTATATTATCATCAAGTTCAATCTTCATTTTATTTTTCCTTAAAATAATCTTTCTTGTTTAGTATGTTTTTCAATTCTTTCTTCTGCAATTTTAAAATAGTTTTCATCTAATTCAATACCTATAAAATCACGATTTGTATTCATACAAGCAACTCCTGTACTTCCACTACCCATTGTTAAATCAACTACTAAATCGTTTTCATTACTAAATGTCTTAATCAAATCTTCAAGCAACAATACAGGCTTTTGCGTTGGATGGTAACCGTCATAATCCTTTTTGTATTTTAGTATATTGCTTTTGTATTTGTTGCCTTCCCATAAGTTAAATGTACTTGTATGTCTTTCATTTATCTTTTCAAGCTCACTGTAATTTAAAAATCCATCCATATTATTAATTCGGTATTCTGTAATTAAAGCTAAGTATGTTTCTTTTTTGCAAAGTTCAAATTGTGAGCTTTTTATTCTAAAAACGTGGTCAGCTCTTTGTCCTATTGCCTCAATTACATTTTTCTTTTTAAGTCCAATAAAAGAAAGCACGTTACCAAAATACGTTCTAAGTGGGTGCAAGTTTTCAACATCATACTTTTTGCTAAAAACTAAAACATCTTCAATATAACTTACAGGTGCTTTATTTGACACTAAACAATTTGCAAAGTGCATTTTATCCCAGTACATATTATAGCTATGAGGTAAGTTAGGAATAGCTTTTGATATTAATTCAGTTGTAAAAGGTTGGTTAGCTGTTAAAATCATCTTGCCATTTTTTCTTAATATCCTATTGGCTATCTGCATGACTTGATCGGTATCAATAGTAATATCCCACTCAGAAACATTATATTTTTTTTCTTTTGCTACCCTGCTATTACCCAACCCTTTAACCGTTCCATAAGGCAAGTCCGTAAGCACCAAATCTACACTTCCATCTTTTATATGCTTGTGTTGTTCTAAACAGTCACCTTTATAGAGTTTCATTTTATTTTTCCTTAAATGTTTTAAGTTTTCCATTTTGAGCTGAATACCATTTGTTCATATACCTAAATTCAAATCCTTTATCTCTCATACAAATAGCAATTTCTTCACCATGTTTAGTTTTTAAAACAACTCCGTTATAAATCTCTTGCAGGATTATTGTGCCTTTTTTGTCTGTTGTTACTTTCATTTTATTTCTCCAAACTTTTCTTCTAACCACATTGTACATTCTGGACAGTAGTATGAATCGTGTTTTTCATTATACCACGACACTTTGTGCTCTTTACATAAATTTATATTGTGTTTATGTTTCATTTACATAAACCTCTGCTGTGTTTCTCTTTTTCTATTATACTCTTTATACATTCCATTACAATCTTCTAAGTTGTTTTTTGTTGGTGGACAATTACGAATTGAATCAGTATATTCTTGAGTTGTGTATTTTCTCGGGTATAATTGATGACGGATATGATGCCTCATATTATCCACGAACTCTTTTTGCCTATTCTTTCTCTCGGAATCTGTAACTGATGTTTCTTTGATTAGTTTCCATAACTTATTTAATTTTCTTCCTATTGGATGCCTCTCTAAATCTGGCATATCACCGTCCATTAGATAAATCAATTCATTCTTTACATCAAGCTTAGTTTCAAGACTTTCTAATTTACTTAGTTCTATTAAACCAGATCGTGTACGTCTATCGTTAGTTTTCTGTCGCGTCAGGCGAACCATATTTGTATCATCAATATTAGTGTAGTGAGCATAGTTATCAAAAAAATTACTCTTTTCTAATTCTTCTAACGCGTCGTGGACAAATGGTTGCATATAAACATCACTCATATTTTTTACGATTTTCTATCCATTGTTCTAAATTCATAACCGGTTCGTCAGTATTCCATAAAGATTCTGATATCAATTCTTTTACTGGTCTATTTTCGTTACCAAATCTTGCGGACATTTCATCATTTACATATAATGTAGTATCTAAACATTCTGCAATTTCCTTTAGAGTATCACCATCAATAGTAATCGAAACGTCGCCATGCCACACTTTCCCATATTCTGGCATCACTACATTTGCATTAAACACAATTAAGTCTACTGGATGCTCTTGATGATAGTGTGATTTAGAACCTCCAATCATTCGACCATAGAAGAAGTTATGTGCTTCAAATATCTTTTGAATATCTTGAATAGTTGTAGGTGGTTTCCAATCACTTGGATAAAGTCCTGGGTCTTTTTTGATGTTAGTCATTACTTAGCACGTCACTATCAGGAACATTAAAAGTAACAAAACGATTTGAAATTCCATCTTGTCTTGTCAGTGATACAGTATAACTATTTTTTACTAATGCTATAATCAAAGCATCCATAGTACTTTCATCTACTATTTGTATATTAATTGTTTTCATTTAAAACTCCCTTGTTGTATATTAACTGTTTTCATTTAATACTTCCTTGACTTCCATGAAGAAATCATTGTCATCGTTTTTAACTAACCACACATTCTCAAATAAATAGAGATAGTCCCCCCATGACTTATCAAAATAATCTAACATTGGTTCCAAGTTAGAAAATTCATTTATTTCTAAATCATCACCTCTGTCTCTATGATATGCCATTGTAACATCTTTCAATTCAATTTCATTTCCTCTTATTGGGAATGTTTTAAAATTATTTTGTGTTTCAATGTCGTCTCGTAAGTATGATAATGATCCGAGTTTAAGTAACTTATCTACTTTATTTTCATCAGTAAAACTATCTACTAATGTTTGTCCAACCCCTTCTGGATACCCGTCGAAATGACAATATACTGCCTTGAATGTTTCGTCTGGTTGTTTCTTTGCTATATATGACCGAGTGCTCATTTTTTATTCCTCATTTGTTGCCTTAATATACTACGAAAAATCGTAAAAGTCAAGCTTTATTTTTAATTAAATTCTATTGTGATTATTACAACATTCAACATCACAATAATTATATAGTTGTATTTTACTTTTACCCTTTAAGTCCGACCTATCTATTTTAATATCAGACTTTCTATATATTGGCATTTCTTCAAATGATCCAAGAGGTGGAACTACGTGGTATACTAATGGATTAGTTGCCATCTTTCCACAATTATGACATTTTCGTTTTATTGGTGATTTTATTTTCTTCTTCAAGTGATTGGACCTCCAGTATAAATTTCCCATTTTCCACTATCTATAAGCGGTTTAGCTTTTTTAATATTTTTCAAACGTCAAATCTCTTTCTCTAATTCTATAAAAATCACAATTTAATACTTCTTTTATTTCATTCATACGCTCAATATCTTTTTTCTTTAACTTGCCATTAAAATAATGGTTATCTTCATCCCATTCTATCACTATATTATATATCGATTCATAATAATCCACAAAATATCCAGCTACCTTTTTCTCTCCGCCATTCATTGCATGTTGTCCATTCCATCCATTATATTTATTTAACCAATCAAAGTACTCGCAAGCAACTTTATTAAAACCAATAATGCTTCCGGTTAATCCAATTCTTTCAATAACAGCTTCTCGTTTATTTAACCTATTTAATTTACCTTCGTCAGTTTGATAAAATTTAAGTAATGATTTTCTTATTTTATCTTTAACATCTTTTCTACAAGATGGATTTTTATATCCTGCAAATCTTCCTTTATTGGCATTGCTAATTTTTTCACAGGTTTCTTCTGTTACTTCTCTATTAGAATTTCCATCAGCAGTTAATTGTGAATATTCACTACAAACAACCGGCGCGTTTGGAAATTTATTTTTATATTCTTGAAATGTTATATTGTGAGTATCTAAATGTCTAAAATGTATTTGTCTTAGTTTTTTCCCACATATTTGACATTTCATATAATCAATATTTTCAATACCTGATAGAAGTTTCCATTTTCTTTTGTCTAAATTTCTATTATCTATACCACGACACTTAATAGAACAATAATATTTATATCCAGTTCCTATATTTTTAAATTGAGTTTTATTACTACATTCGTCTCTACTACATAATATTTCATTATCATTTTCTGCCATGAAATTTTGATAATAAGTCTCGTGAGATATATTAGGGTGATTTTTTGATAGATGTCGTGATAACCACATCATTGTTTTAAAACTTTTATTACAAATTTGACATTTCATTTTATTTCTCCTTAGTAGATTATTAATGTTATAGAACAAGTAATCCTTACTTACTAAGGTTTCGGGAAACGGTAGCAACTCCGCTGTCCTTGTCCTATAATAAATATCATTTAATTTAAAATTGTCCATTTTTTGTCATTACCTAAATCATTCATAACCTTTTTATATTTTAAATTTTTAATTTCTCCTGTTATATTATTTTTTACTTTTACTTTATCATTTCTTTCGTACATTTTATCATTTTTAAACGGAACTATTTTTTTCTCATAATCAAATATTGTTTTTCCGTTAAGATGTGAAATTTCATGTTGTACAGCGATTGCTTCAAGTAACCGTAAATCTTTATCATCTGCATTTTCTTTTTCCCAAATTCCTTTACCACTGTTTGTTGAAACTCCACTAAAATACCAATTACTTTCTTCTTGTTCTGTATGTACTATAATATTCTTATATCGTTTGGTGTGTACACCTTTCTTTGGATATGAGAGACATCCCTCATAAAAATCTATTTCGTCCCATTTTTCAATTACTGTTGGGTTGATTAGTATAAGTGGTTCTCTAACATTTACTACTGCTACTTGAGCGTCTATATTGCACTGTGGGGCTGCCAATCCGATTCCCGATTTATTTTTACTTAAAATCTGGAATAATTCTGTTGCTATTTTTAACCCATCTTCAACTGAAACTTTTTTGAGTTTCTTATTTATAACCGGATTATGTTCTTTGTTGCAATTAATTATTTTTCGCATAAACCATCCTGTATACCTTATATAATCTGTTACAGTATTTAAAATCTAACTCACTTATATAACCGTCATCCATATAACCATATTCAAGTTTAGTAACATATTTAAAATCACTACTCCAATCTCTATCTGTACAATTCAATTCCTTACCTGGTGGTATTTTATACTCACCACCATTAACACGTTTTTTATTGTAGTCCGCCCATTGAATCATAGTTGACCGTAAATGTTTAAGTTTTTTTAATACAGTATTCATCCCCACGTTTTCTTATTATACAACACTACTTGATATTCCAACAGTCTCCCACATTCATCACAGAAAATTGGAGTGATTGATTCAAAATTACTATATTGATTCAATACACGTTCACAATGATTTTCAACTTGTTCCCACTCTTCTGGTACGTTCTTATTTAGAGTGTGTTGTTCAACACTTTCATCACAACATTTAGTTCGAAATGCATATAGTTCCGCATCGGGATTCTCTTTGGACTTAAAATAATTTCTATCCATTATTGTAAGTTCGGACATCATTTGTCTAATGCCGTTGAATTACCATCTATCACCCAAACTCCACGGAGATATTCTTTAAGTAACCCACTTTCTGCATTACGACGTAAAACAAAATCTTCGTGGGTTTCGTTATCTAATCGCTTAGGACCTTTTAATCCTGCAGAGATTTGGTATCGTTCTTCCAGAAATACTTCCTGACTCATATACTTTTGACGTGGTGTTCCTTCTCCTGGTTTTGTTATTGGCTTCATTGGTTTTAATGTCATTTTATTTCTCCCATCTTTTTTCTGTAAAGTTCAGCGTCAGGATCATCTTTTGCCCAGAATTTAGTTCCATCCTTTAACTCATACTGTTTATAATTATGAGCTATATGAAACGGTGTATCTTTTTTCTTTTTTCTTGCCATTATTTTATTGCCTCTGTTAATTTAATACCTGCATTAAAACCCATATTATAAGCATTATCTATTTTAGATTCTATACCAGTATCTATTATATTCCACCATAACATTGCTGATACTATCCACATCCACGTTGATATTTTTAATCCAAACATAGTACTGGACATCTGTTCATTCATCCACATTGTAACAGTATTAAATGGTTTTATAACCCAATTCATTAATTCCATATTTATTCTTCTCCGAGTTTGTGATTTAAAAAATCTTTTTGTTTTTTGATTGCTTTCTTTAACGCTACTTTCCGTTCCTTATCCATAGCAAGTAACATCTGTTGTTTAGTTCTACGTTTCGTTTTCTTCTTGGATGGTATAACTTTCGTAGGTTTTAATGTACCTTTGAGTTTAGGTTGTTCTTTACCCTTATGAAAAACATTACCATCCACATCAACAAATTCTGACATCCAATGCCATCCAACTGGACGACCGGTTGGACTATATGCTGATTTTGATTTTTCAACTGGGTAGTCTCGTGCCATAACCATATTAACACACATACTACACTTTACGGATACCGCTTCATCTCCTACACTTTTAACTTCACGTCCACATGAACATTCCATATAACGAATTCCATCTACTTCATATGAGTTACTTACTTTTTGTTTCATTTTGTTTTCCTTTGTTTATGCGACACCAATGTCGCCTGTTTGTATTGCGTCATTAATTTTTTCTTCTAATACATCATCTAGTATGTCATCAAATGTTTTACCACTATTCCAATTATGTTTACTATCCATAAATAATACTGGTTGTCCATGCTCTACTTTTAAATTTTCATATGTAGCGTCCTTATCAACTTCAATCAAATGTAAAATCATATGGTCATTCATATCTTGAAATAAATCCATCATTTCTACCATTTCATCTTCTGTCTTACCGTGGTATATTGTTTTAATGTCATTTGAGTTTATGCCTATGTCATCATCCGACATTACAAGTAACCAACTTTTAGTATGCATCTTCAGATCCTTTATATTCTATAAATGGGATATTATTATCAAATTTAACATTACCTTCAACATCAGTATCTTCAAATAAAACATTCATTCTATTTCCAATGGATTTTTTCAATCTTTCCGCTTTATCCATTAATTGCCAACGACTATATTTTTCTGACCAAACTGGAAAATTCTTTGGGACCGTTTTAATAGTAACAGATATTGTATTTTTCCAATAAGTGTTGCTAGAAGTTATCGAAGCATTAAATCCCATTTTCTTTAACATCGGAATTAACTCTTTACGATATTTACCTGCTAATTTTTTTACTTCATTATATACCATATGATTTTGTCCTTTTAGTTTCCTTTGATCTTACAACAAAAAAATGAGAAAGTCAAGTGTTATTTTTTATAATTCTGGGTGTGATTTGTCAAACCAAAAATCTTCATCATTAACATATTCCATATCTATATAGTCCATAATTTCGCCAGCAAGATTTTCATTAAATTTCCAAAAATCATCGCCAGACATTTCATTAATTTTTGTTATGTGAACTTCATCACTCGTTACATTCCACGATACATTATAATAAATATTAGTATCTTCATCAAAATACTCAAACTCTTCATCAAAAAACCAAGTCATTTATCTATCTCCTAAATATTCTGGTTCTGATATCATATTTAATACTTCATCATCATAAAGTTCTATTCCAACATTTTCTTCATATGCTCTCATAGGCATTTCTTCATTATATTCCAATTCAATATCATATAACTCACCAACATCAGGACCGTCATATCTATCATCTATGAAATTTAATTCTGTATCATTTGTCGAGTTCATTAGTTTCTCCATTTAATTTCTATTAGAATATACGGAAAAGATCAATACAAGTCAAGTGTTATTTTTGTTTATTTATTTTTATTTTCTACGACTGGATAGTGTATTCCACGATCTTGTGGGACTGTTGGAGTTTCCTTTATAACTTTTGTTTCTTCTATAACCTTATCTAACTTTTTTTCAGTAATATCCGGTTCTATTGTTTCTTTAACAAGTTTCTCAAATAATGGTTTATCTTCACCATATAGTTTCCACCACTTTTTTCGTTTCTTTGGTTCTGTATTTTCTGGTGGAGTGTGATGTTCTGCTCTATGAACCATTGCTATGTTATATGCAATAACTAATACGACAGCCATTGGGTCAAACACGAAAATGAGGATGAATATAAAAAACTTAACTACTGTATCTATATCGGTTTTGAATGTTCTGGCAAGATAGATAGCTGGACCTACATCAACACCGGTTTCAATTAATACTGTTTTTAAATCTCCAATATCTTCTTTAATATCTAATATTTGTTCATTTAGGTTTAAAATTTTTGGGTTGTAATCTTCACGGAGTTTTCGTCTGGCTGTAATATAGTTGTCCGGTAATAATGCTACAGATTGTTCTAATTCACTTTTTAGATATACCTTATCTTCTTCTAACTGTTCTAATCTATCTTCTTTGTAAATCAGTTTTGTAGATTGTTTCTCAAACTCTACTGTGGCCCCTTGATAGGCATTGGATAAGAATCCGAATATACCTGCTGATGTAATTCCAACTAAAGTTATTGTTCCAACCAATAGATAAGTTTTCATAAACCCATTTATTTTAGTCCAATACCGATATAAGAATGATGCTGTTACTAACTTTGCAAACTCTAATGATCCTGCCATTATCACTACTGCTAATGCTGCTCCGGCGAATAATTTTGATAATCCATATACTGAATAGAATGCCGCACTACCCGCTACGAGTAGTGCTGCTAATCCTACTAAATATGGAAATGTTTTACTATTTTGCGTCTCCACATGATCTCTCCAATTACTTTGTTATTCATCTTCTAACTCGATGAGATTTAAAATAATAGATATTTTATCTTCCATTATTTCTAATCTACCAGCGAGTTCTTTTACTGGAATAACCTTTCCTTCGGCGTCGAATAAGTTTGACCTTAATCTCTCCATCGAAAGTTGTAACTGTTCAATATGTTCTAATATTCTATTTTTTCTTAACATTTAATGTATCCTTAATAGTAATAAATATAATATATATTAACTATTGTTTAGATTCTTCTACTGATGCTTTTCTATATCCGGTAACTAATTTCTTCAATTCACCGAGAGCTTTTCGTGCTCTACCACCTGCTGCTTTGTTACCCTTTTCAGAATATATTTCATGGTTTTCTGAAAATTCAGTGTATAGTTTAGTAATCTGTTCGTTTAGTTCATTTAATTTACTCATCGTTTTTCTCCTCGTTAATGTTTAGTCCGAGAGATTTTAACATTCCCTCTTTCACTATTTCTTTATTTTCTTCTGGGGTATCTTTCCATTGCCAAGCGTAAGTTCCTTTGAGTTCATGTATCTTCTCTGTAAGTTTCTTTACACTTTCTTCTAAATACTTACTATCATCTTTTTTAATTTTAGAAATGTCAATTCCTAATTCCATTGCTATTTCCATCACTCTTGACCAATCTTTATTCTTTACTGATCCTAATGCTTCTTTGTATAAATCTACTAATTTATTATGCCTAACTTGAGAAATATTTTTGTTTTCAAGTTTATCAGGATGAGTTTTTTGAGCTATCTTTTTAAATACTATATTCACATCCTTTTCTGGAATATCATATTCAATAGGATCCGTAGCTACTCTTTTAGCATCTTTAGAAGTTTTTTTCTTTCTAAAATACTCACCAAATTCCTTTTCAAACTCAACTAAACTATCATTAAAAATAAATGTAGTTTCTTCAAGTTCAGTTTTTAAATATAGGATTTGATGTTGTAACTTTTTTCTTTTTAATTCTAATAACTTATCATTCACTACGACTGTGGCATATTATATCTATTCAACCAAATGTATAAAGCTTCTTTTTCATCTTTACTCAACAACTCAAATATTTCTGGTTGGACTGGGAGTTCTATTAAATCTATTCTATCTTCACCGTCACCATAAACTCTTTTACCATCACCTTCTCCTGGATCAATTCCAAGTTCTTTTAATCTACGTATTAAAATTTTAAAGTTGACCATTTCCTGTTTATTGGACATAATATACTTCTCCTGTTGGTAATAAATATAGATTTTACCTAAATATCATCAAATTCTGCGTCTATTATAGTCATACAGAAATAGAACTTATTACCATTGCGAAGTACTGCGTCTGCACCGTATTTATCTTTCCAGTAATCTGTTCCCTTTTCATTTGTTTTATCTACATCCATTTTACCTAATACTTGATATAAAGTATCTTTTACATTTATTATATCCATTTATAATATCCATAATAGTGGGACCACTTATTGTGATCCCACTACCAATGTGGATTTACATCATGCCTGGCATTCCACCCATTCCGCCTGGTGGCATCATAGGTGATGTGTCGTCACTTGGAATTTCCGTAATAACGGCCTCCGTTGTGAGTAACATACCAGCGATTGAACTTGCGTTCTCTACTGCTACACGTGTAACCTTAGCTGGATCAATAATGCCAGCCTTGAACATATCTACATATTCTCCACTACGAGCATCAAACCCAGTTCCATTTTTACTATTAAGAACTTCACGTGCTACGACGGAAGATTCTTCACCAGCATTTTCACAGATTTGACGAAGTGGTGCTTGAAGTGCTTTTCTCATGATATTCACTCCAACCATTTGTTCATCATCTACTGATACATCGTCAAGAACTGAAATAGCACGAAGTAGAGTAACACCACCACCAGCGACGATACCTTCTTCAACTGCTGCTCGGGTTGCGTGTAACGCATCTTCCACACGAGCTTTCTTCTCTTTCATTTCAACTTCAGTTGGTGCTCCAACATTTAGTACTGCAACTCCACCACTTAGTTTAGCAAGTCGCTCTTGTAACTTCTCAATATCATAATCGGAAGTGGATTTTTCAATCTGAACTTTGATTTCATTAATACGAGATTTAATTGTATCTACATCACCACTACCACCAACGACGGTTGTATTGTCTTTGTCGGATACAACACGTGAACAGGTTCCCATAAAATCAAGAGTTGTGTTCTCTAATTTATGACCAGCTTCTTCAGAAATTACGGTTGCTCCGGTGAGTGCCGCAATATCTTCTAACATTGATTTACGTCTGTCTCCAAATCCTGGTGCCTTCACTGCAAGAACTTTGAATGTTCCACGGAGTTTATTCACTACGAGTGCCGCGAGTGCTTCACCATCTACATCTTCAGCTACTATGACGATTGGTTTTCCTGTCTGAACTACTTTCTCCAAAATAGGTAGAACGTCTTTCACATTGGAAATCTTCTTGTCATGTAATAAGATATATGGATCTTCAAGAACTGCTTCCATATTATCAGAATCGGTTACGAAGTATGGTGAAAGATAACCACGATCAAATTGCATTCCTTCTACGAAATCCAAATATGTTTCAGCTGTCTTACTTTCTTCTACAGTAATAACACCGTCTTTACCAACTTTTTCCATTGCCTCAGCAATCTTTCCACCAATCTCACTATCATCATTTGCTGAGATTGTAGCTACTTGAGCAATTTGATTTGAATCTGGAAGGTCTTTAGCTGCGTTACGGATGGACTCTACAACTTTACTTGATGCAAAATCAATCCCACGTTTAATGGACATTGGATTTGCACCCGCTGTAACATTCTTCACTCCTTCGTTTATGATGGCCTGTGCGAGAACCGTGGCGGTAGTTGTACCATCACCAGCTATATCAGATGTTCTTGACGCAACTTCTTTCAATAACTCTGCCCCTACACTTTCAAACTTATCTTCAAGTTCAATTTCCTTTGCTACTGTAACCCCATCTTTGGTTATGAGCGGAGAACCGAACTTCTTTTCAATAACTACATTCCTACCCTTTGGACCTAATGTAACCTTAACCGCGTTTGCAAGTTGGTCTACACCAGACATCAAAGCTGAGTGGGATTGAGCATTGTATTTTATTTCTTTAGCCATTTCATTCTCCTATAACTTAGCCATTATGTCATTCTCACGAACAATTAATAAATCACTTCCATCAATATTGATTTCAGTTCCACTATATTTTCCATATAGGACTTCATCATTTACACTAACGGATGGACTTACTAATGTTCCACTATCAGTTGTCCTGCCTGGACCAACTGCTACTACTTTACCGCGTTGCGGTTTTTCTTGTGCCGTATCGGGAAGAATAATTCCACCGGTGGAAACTTCATCAGCTTCTGCGGCTTCTATAACTACTCTATCCGATAACGGATTGATACTATAACTCATTTTACTTTCTCCTGTATTTATTAGTTATATTATTTTGATATAATAAAAGTGGGCTCGGTTGTTTTTAAGTTTGTTTATAATGGAAACTAAAAATTGGTTGAACCCACTCTATTATATAATAGTAATAATTTCTATTTTATGAAATTTTTACTATATTAACCATCGGAATTTCTGGTTCTATTTTGGGAAGTTCTATAGATAATATACCATCTTCAAATTTAGCTGATATATTTTCTCCATCAAGTAATTCACCTAATTCAAATGAACGTTTGAATGAAGATTGCTTCAACTCTCTACGAAGTACTTTAGCACCGTCAACGTCAAATGTATTATGTTTATTACCTGAAATAGTTAAGATACCATCTTCAACTTGAATGTTCAAATCCTTCTTACGAAGTCCTGGAATTTCTGCGATGATGCCAACTTTATCATCCCATTCATAAACATTTATTTTTGGATACGATGAACCTTTATACGGATTCACCCCAACCGTCTTTGCTATGTCTGGAAATTGTGTGTTTACCACTTGGTCAAATAATGCGTCAAATGGTGTTAAGAATGTATCTCTATCGAAAAAAGGGATACCTGTGTGAAGTGCAACTTTAGTCATGTTATTTCTCCTGTTAGTTACGTTAGTCAACTATGAACATCAATCTCTTTTGAGCCTTGACATTCGGTTATGTTATTGTCCTCTATTGAGCGACAAATTTTTATACTCATCTATATATATCACGTAATTTTTCAAAACGTCTTTTTATTTTTAAAATCAAAAAATTCACCGGACTTATTTTCAGCATAACTATTAGTTGGATGAGTGTCATCAAATCTATAATGATATGTTAATGCATCTGCACACACTATATTCTTGTCTAATATATCTAATATTTCTTGTGTAGGATTTGGACCTGCCAATCTTTCTTTACATAACTGAACATTATCTTCCATCAGTTCTACACCATAGGTAGTGGATAATGCCTGTTCTAATGTACAATTACTTTGTTCCATCTTCCGTATAACCACTTCTGAAAGAATTTGACCATCACCACAAGAATTATCCATATAAGTTTTAGTCCAATCATAAAACATATCAGGTGATTTTTTTTCTTCATCATCTAATATTTCTTGTACATATTTGGTTGGTGTAAAAACTTCCGCTGTTGCTTTCTGTCTTTCCCTATCTCTATCTATACCACTCATATAATCAAAATTACGAGAATGACTTATATAATCATTTAGTATCTTGTTCATACCAATCCTGAATATATTCATTAACAAAATCTATTTCTTCTTGTGTAAATCCAAAATAATTAAATAACTTTTCATCATCCCACTCTTGTGTAAAATCAAGATAAGGTACTGCCCTTAACTCACCTCGATGTAAGTTTTGATTCAATTTAAGAGTAGAAACGGCGAATCTTGAAAACTTTGTAAGTAAGTAATCAAAACAATTAAGTGCTTCAATCTCAGAATCAAATGTAATTTCATTTGAAGTATTTTCAGTAGTTTTTTCTGTATATAAAAGTTCGTCAAAAGAATTTTCATATTTTTTAGAAATTATTGATTGAAATTTACCACTCGGTTTTCCATTTTTCGGAACACCAGTTGATATAGCGTTTACCTTGAGTAAATATTTTTTATATTTTTTTGTTTTCCTAAATAAATTTTCTTCTATAGAATTAGTATTTTGTTTATCAATTTTTTCTTTTATTGAATTTACTAACAAATTACCATGTATAAAGATATCATCTAAATTAGTATATGTGATAGTTTTGTTTTGTTTTTTATAGTAGTTGTTAACAACTTTTATATTTTTGTTTTTTACCTTTTTGATTCTCGTAAGACTAAGTGGGGCTTCTTGATTGATATCAAAAAGTTCATTTCCATTTAATAAGGTGAGAATAGCTTCCCAATCGGAAACAATTTTTTTAATTGTTTTTGTACTTGGTTTTTCATTTACAATCTTCCTACTGAGAAAAGGGGTAGCTGGATGTAAACAAATTAAAGTACCACCAAAATTAAGTTCATGAAAACATTTAATAAATATTTCTATATGTTTAAAATATGGTGGGTTAATAATAATAAAATCTTTCTTGTTTGTAGAAGATTTAATAAATCCCATTGTATTATTAAGTTTTTCAAAAAAAGAGTTTTCATCTTCATAACTTAGTAATTCTATAATTTCTTCATTTGTAACACCTACTTTCCCAAAAATAATCATAGAGTATCTTTTCAGTAAATGGGCCATTGCAATAATCCCACTACCACTTTTAGCATGAGGAAAAACGAAATTTTTCTTATCCTTTAATTTAAGTTCCTTAACCCAAGGTTCTAAACATCCTATCCAATTCTCTACTGAAAGTTGAGTATCATCACCACCATAGGTGAACCACTTATCAATTCCATTTTTTGTAGTTGAAATAAGAGTTTCTCTATCCATATCTAAATAGTTTCGAATCCCCTCGATTCTACTATTTTTTAGTTTACCATTAATCTTATCAGTTAAACCAAATTTTCTTATAGTTTCCACAAAAATTCTTGAAAGTCCTTCGTTTGGTAATTCTAACCCTACTGAGAACTCATCCTCACCTTGATACTTAAAAAGTTCATCTATATGTTTATCAACCTTCCCCTCAGATTTATAAACCGCCCATACAATATCAAGTTTACTCAAAGTTTGTTCGAATGATTTCTTGACCTGATCCCGTAAATCTAATATCTCATTTTTAACTCTTTCTGTATTGTCTTTTTGGGATTTAGAATAATCGGTTTTTTGTCTACCAAGATTCCGTTTCCACAAATCTAATTTATATTTTTGTGCCTTATTATTAGATGACCATTTTTGTTTTATTGCCCATTCTATCCAAGTAGAATCTAACTCATCAACGCCAAAAGATTTATCTAAACAAGTACCAACAGTAAGTCCTCTCCTAATTGTATTTTTATTTACAATTTTATTAATCTTAGACTCTATTTCTTCAAGTTTTTTAGGTTCTGACCAAGTTCTTCTTTCATCAACATACTTTGTAATATCAATAATTGAAAAGAAATATTTTAAAGCAGCTGTTTGGTCACCACCATTAATCTTAGCCATAGAATCAACAAACTCAGCTCCTACTTGATAAATTCTATCCGGCTTATAATCCCACATAATAACTTTCTCAACTTTAGTTGTTTTACCAATATGATTATCTAAATCAATATCAAATCCAAAACCTCTACCGAATAGTTGGAAATAAATTTCATAAGTAGATTTAGAAGATAAGTTAATAATACTTTTCCAATGTCTTTCTGAAACTCCTTGAATCATACTACCAGCACTCAAAACAATTGTTCGTTTACCTTCCGATTCTGCCTTTAAGATAAGATTATTAACTTCGTCCTCATTCCAAGCATCTCTACCCGTTGAACCTGCTACAAGTATAGGGACAATATTGTTAGAATATTTATGTTTTAGTATAAGTTCTTTAAATTTCCTACATGCAGCTACAGTATCTAAAAGTGCAATATGATGTTTTCTTTCCCTTGAAAATATGGGAGAAAATTTAGAATCAGGATTTAACATTTTTCCAACTAATTCTTCAAAATGAAATAGATTTGTCAATATACCATCATCAGTATTCTGTAAATTATGGAGATTAAAATCAGAACCATCTGAATTCGAAAGTTCAATTAATTTAACCTCAAGTTGTAAATCAATATTAAGATCCCCTAAAAGTTTTTCCTGAAATTCCTTGATTCCGTGGAAAAATGTATTTGACTCATCAAACTTATCTTGGTGATTTAAAACTATATTACAGGGAGTACCAGATGATAGCGTTATTACACCATTACAAATAGACTCATAATATTTTTCCCACTGTGGAGTGAAGTAATTATGTGCCTCGTCCACAAATAATTCATCACACTTTATATCATATGACTTTTTAAGTGCACTTAACTTTTCTTCAAAGTTAGGAAAATCTTTCTTTTCTGTCGAAGCCGTTATAAGTTGTGGTGAAAGAACCACAAGTGTATTTCTTATTGGTGTCTTGTTAAAATCAAAATCTTTGTTGGATTTCAACTTCACAAAATCCATACAATCTTTATAAGAGTTTTTCCATTTATTTTTCCAACCATTAAATACTTTAGTGTCATGACAAAACACAACATGGATACCTACTTTATTTTTTTTGACATATTCTCTTTTAATTTTTTCGAAGAAACACCAAGACTTTCCAAACCTCGTTGTTGCAAATAAACCAAAATATTTAGTTTTGCTATTAATCATCTTTAATATAGCTTCTTCTGAATCTTTAGATGATGTATACGGAATAAGAAGTTCATCTTTATTTAACTCTATCATTACTTCTAACCTAATTTTATCAAGAGTAGTAAAAAATGTTTCTCTACCAGTACCATCTACTTTTGGTGGTATATTTGAAATTCTTTTATTTACTTTTTGTTCTACATCGTACGCGGTTCGTTCTTTATCAGTACCTAATCTTCTATCATCATCTGTAAATTTGTAAGCCCATAAAATTACAAAAGGCTCATTTATTTTCCATTCACTTGTTATAGTTTCATCTGGTGTCTTATTATTGTTCTTAGAACCATATTGACCGAATTTTATCCAATCCAAAATGGATGATAGAGTCAAACCTTTCTTAATCATATTATTATAAACTGTTTCAGTTACCCAAGCATATAATCCTTGGCCTTTTGACTTGAATATTTCTAACTCATCAGTAGATAAAATTGTTTTAACTAACCAACCACCTTGTGCGTTCGGTCTAACTCCCCTTAACTTAAACTTATTATCCATCTTCTTCATAACCTTTTTAATATACTTTTCTCGGTATTTCTTTTCCTGTTTATTTTGAAACAACTGAGATTCAATAACCTTTCTTTTAGCAGTATCCATTTTATCATGGTTTTTAAAACTTTTGATTGTACGTTCTTTTAATAATTCATTCATATTCATTAATTGTTAATTTATCACTCATTGTTACTTGATCTTACGACAAAAAAACAAGAAAGTCAAGTTTTATTTTATTTTATTTATTACTTCGTTAGGTACGAACCAGATGCGGCCCATATTATCTTTAACACGAATGTGTCCTTTTAATGTTGAATTACCAGCTTCTTTAACTAACTCATTCTTATATAGAATACCATTAGATGTTGGGTAATCTTTTATAACCTTATACTTATTCATTTATATTATCCTCCCGAGATTATAAAATACATATATAATCCGGCAACTAT